CATTGACCCCGAAACCTTCCAGCCGAGAAAGGGTATCCTGACTCGCTACGGCAAGGTTGCGGTTCAGCCCGCTTCGCGCTTCTACCGCGTGATTCGCCTGATTGGTACAGGTTCGGATTACCTGACGCCGGAAATCTTCAGACAGAAGACTGCTGGTGGCACTGCTTTTGCTAATGGCTACGACACTAAGGGCACTGTCTAATAGATAACTCTTAAACAACGGAAGAAAGGGCTCAGTTTTATACTGAGTCCTTTTTTCATTTCTAGGGTAAATATATTTGATATGCCTGAGTACGGAGACAAAGTAGTAGTTCCAACTGTCAGATCCTACGGTTCTTCCTATGGGACTTATGGTGGTAATAAGTTAAAGGATTACAAGAGTCCTAAGGACACTGATCTTAACAATAAAGACTTCAAGGACGTAAATGAGTTTAAGACATTTAATCGAACCATCAAAGATTATGTCTTAGCGAAGCTAGGCCATCCTGTTGTGGATGTTGAGCTTGATGACTTCCAAATACAAATTTGTATTGATGAGGCCATGTCTAAACTAGAGTATCATGCTCCCGATTGGATGACTCAATACGCTGTGTTTCAGACAGAAGCAAATAAAAACATTTACGAACTTCCACAAGAGATTGCAGATAACTTAAATGACTGTTGGTATCGGAGAGACTTTTTCAAGTTTGGTGCAAATCCTGGCTCACTTGAGTTTGATTTTGCTGTCATGTTTTTTACGAACACTGGTTTATTTAATAACTATAATGTTAGCCAGTACCTTCTTATGCAGCAATACCTAAAGCAGGTTAAAAATGTTTTAGGTCAAATGTCTACTTGGCAGCTTGTTAACAACAAGTTCTTGCATATCTGGCCAGTTCCTGAGGCGAACGATGAGGATGTTCTTTTAGAGTTCAGAGCTTTTGACCCTGAGACTACTCACCATGCTTATAAGAATTGGCTGCAAAGATACACGTTAGCTTTATCGAAAGAGATTCTGGGTGGTATTCGAGGTAAGTATCAAACACTCCCAGGTCCTGGTGGGGGAACTCGTTTAAACGGTAGTGAACTCGTCGCTGAAGCTCAAAGAGAGAAGGAAATGCTTGTCGAAGAACTCAAGACTGAGATCGAAGGCCCAGCATTATTTGATATCTTCTAATGTCTAGATTCAAGGTAAATACGCCTCCTACAAATTTCCCAGAGGAGAGGGATACAAGGCTGTCGTTATTCAAGAAGAAGAACGACAAGAACTTGTTTAACATGGTAGATGCTGAAAACATTAAATTATCAGGATCTCGTGTTAAAGTATTTGAATACATCCCATCCAATGACGTTGATGATGTTTATCAGGAGTCGAGACAAAAGACAATCGCACATGAGCCGATAACTCTTTGGGCACACTACGATCCTCGACCAATTGAAGAGAACTTATCTCAGTTCGGCGTTGAGATGCAGATTGATCAGGTGTTCGTATTTAACAAATCATACACGGAAAGCACTCTGGGTCGTTCAGTAGCGATTGGTGATGTATTACAACCTGAGTTTCAGGAAATGAAGTTCGAGGTCTTTGAGGTGCAGGAGGACAGTTTTGAGGCATATGGTGTCTACCATCTATTAGTCCATGCTAAACTTCTTCGCGATACCCAGGATATTCATAATCAAGATTTCTTTGATCGTCCCGATCAAATAGGAGGTAGGCACTAATGTCTAAGTCACAGTTAAATGATGTTAGAAATAGGATCAAGGAACTGACCACCACAAAGTTACTTCCGATTATTGATAATGTTTATAAGGAAAGCCTTAGAAGCATGTTAAACATTTTTGGTAATGTTTATTACATTGACGGAAATGGGAATAGGATTAAAGTTAATTGTTCACACGGTAACCCTGAGAGAATTGCGGGAAGGTTAAAGTCTGATAACACTTTAATACTTCCTATGCTCACTGTTGTTGAAACTAAAACAGATACTGACACTGAGCGTACAAGGTATCAGAATCTTATATCCGAAAGTCACTGGGATTCCGAAAAACTTAGAGCCACTAGGATTGTAAGTTTACCACCTCGACCCATCAATATAACTTATGAGGTTAATATTTGGGCGAAGTATAAAGCGGATATGGACATGATCCGATCTAGCATATTTTCTCTGTTTAGCCCTGACATAAACGTTGGGACAAAATTCTCATCTCACAATAAAGCTTACATTAATGGGGAAACAGATGCTGGAAGTGTCACTGCTGCCGACACTGGGGATAGAGTCCTTCAGAAATCCATCAGTATTAGCCTGGAGACCTATATCCCAACTCCTAAATTCGCATTCACCAACACAGGCCAGATTCATGAGTTTAATTTCCCAGTTGAGATTGACGAGGGTAAATAGAAAATTAACTATGTTTGCTGTGGTCTGATAGTAAATATAGTAGGAGCTTTTATATGAAAATTGTTAAAAATATTAGTATGCAGGGTTTGAACATTCCTTTCGATACGAGAGGGGGCGTCAAATCTTTCTTCTTAGCTCCTAAGGATCAGGTTGAAATTCCTGATTCTTGGAATAGCAAAGTCGTTGAGAGCTTAGTTCATCGTAGACTAGTTAAAATGACTCAGAAAGCTGAGGTCGCTCCTACCGTGAATCCTCGCCCAGCGCCAAAAAGATATAAAAAGAGTAATTAATCATGCCAAGTGTTCCCACAAGTCCGTCCGTTGTAGTTCTTGAGAATGACGTTTCGATCTATCAGCCGAATGTTAACTCAAGTGTTGTAGGCATAGTTGGCTTTGCTAACAAGGGTCCAATTAATGAGGCCACCCTCGTTACCAGCCAACAAAACCTCATCACACAGTTTGGTCAGCCTGATACTAATCTTGCGGGTCAGGGCCTTGAGGGTGCTCTTGAAATCCTTGAAGCTACGAACCAGATTTACTTTGTGAGAGGTATCGCAGCAGCCGATGCTTCGGCTTACGCTTCGGCGGCTGTTACCGTTGGTGCTCCTCCTGCTGTGTTGGTTAGTGGTTACAGCTTAAACACATCTCCTTCCTCCTTCCGTTACTCTACAAAGAGCAACGACGGTACCGTTACGGCAACAGGCATTGTTGAGGTTGTAAGCTCTACAACCGCGACTACAGCGGGTAAGGCATTTGAATCCGCTTTCAACTCTAAGGTATTAGGGTCTCAGGACGTTTACGCTTTTGTTGAAGGTAGTAACATTTTCTTAGCATCTAAGTTTGCTGGTTCAGGCGCCACTCTCGAAGTGTCTTCTGCGAACCTCACTAACTCTTTCGCCTTCTCTGGTTTAAATGCTTCGGGCAATGCGGACGGTACGACAGGCGGCGGCAAGAAGTACACTGCAAGCGGATTTACTGCTAACGATGTAAGACTCTTGGTTCAATCGGTTTACCCTGGGACTGGCTACAACCTTAGCGGTCTTAGAGATGGCTCGACCAGGGGTGTGTCAATCGAGGTTGATAATGTTTCTGTGAGAGACAGTTTAGTTGTTAACAATGATGGCGCTCAAGTAGAATCTTTCGATAGAATTGAACTTAGTCCTTCTAGTGCCAATTCTGTTGAGTTCCTCCTGAATGTTGTTAAGGATAACAATGAGTCTGAGTATGTCTTCGCAGAGCTTGAAACTGGTGCTGGGGTTGCCTACGATGCTCCTAACCTGTTTGGGGCCTCGTCTCCGACTATCTCGGTGGTGCAGGGTATTGATAAGGCCACTAACTCTGCGGCTGGTCCGAGATTCCTCAAGCTTGTTGAAGGTGATTACAACCTCGCTGGGGGTCGTAGCGGTGGGACAACCGCTACTGATCTTATCGGTAGCAAATCCCTTAAGACGGGCATGTACGCTCTTGATGATGATTCCTTGAACATCTCGTTGGGTGTTATGCCTGACATCACTGACGATGCAGTTCAAAATGCTTTCATTACGTTAGCTGAAACCTCCAAGAACTTCTTAGCTCTTGTGGCTCCTCCTTATGGCTTCACTCAAGTTCAAGATGCCATCAAGTGGATCAATGGTCAGGATGCTAGCACTCGCGATGCCGCTCTTAACTCGTCGTATGCGGCGGCTTACTGGCCGTGGGTTCAGGTCTTCAATGCCTTTGCTGGTGCCGATCAATGGTATGACCCTTCGATCTTTGCGGCGCGTCAATGCGTGTTCACTGATGGCGTTGCGGAACCCTGGTTCGCTCCTGCTGGATTCAGAAGAGGTCGCTTAACTAAGCCTACTGCGACTGAAGTGGTGGTTAACCAAGGCGATAGAGATGCTCTCTACTCGAACTCGATCAACCCTGTGGCCAATGATCCTACGACAGGGATCACAATTTTCGGACAAAGAACTACTCAAAGAGCGCCTACTGCTCTTGATAGAGTTAACGTTCGTAGATTGATGATCTACATCCGTAAGACACTTCTGGACCTTGGCAAGCCATTCCAGTTTGAGCCGAACGATCAGTTCACTTGGGAATTAATTGAAGATGCAATTAATCCATTCTTGAGTGATCTCCTGGCTAGAAGAGCCATTACTGAGGGCGCTGTTAAGTGTGACTCTACTACGAACACTCCCGCAAGAGTTGACAGAAACGAGCTTTGGTGCTCGATCACTATCAAGCCTACCAAGGCTGCTGAAACGATTGTCTTTGAAGTTAACCTCACAAGTCAGTCGGCAACCATTAACTAATAATCATGGCAAATAACAGTTACTTAAAGAATGAATACAGATCTAACTTCAACCCAGGCAAGACATTGCCTCGAATCTCCACAGATCTCGATTCGGTTAGATCATATCAGTTCGAAGTTAGATTCTCTGAAGTCCCTACCTTCCTTTCGGAAGCTGGTGCGGGATCGGAACTTCTTGGTGGTCTCGGGTCGGCTTCGCAACTAGGTGCGGCAAACGCGATGACAACCGCTGCCAAACAAGTCAGTCCAATTGGTGGAGCGGTAGATGATATTGTTGTTGATCGTTTAAATGATAAGGTGTACTACCCTGGTAAGTTTACTCCAGAGAACGTCACTATTACTTTCGATAATCAATTGCTTTCTCGTTCCACTCCGGCTGTCTACCAGTGGTTCACGAGCATCTATGATCCGCTGACGGGTGATATGATGAAGAATGCGGCTCCTGGTGGTCCTGGTAATCGTTCTTTTAAATGCAGTAAAATGACCATACTTGAGCTTGATAATACTAACGATCCGCACGCTTTTATTGAGATGTATGGCGTATACCCAACGGCTGTTAGATTCTCAGAGAAGAATTACGCTACCAACGATTTCTCGACGGTTGAAGTGACATTCCGCTTCGACTTCCTGGATTACAATAAGGGCGTAAGTAAATAACCTCTTAGATTTAATTCGGGTAGCCTTCTCTCTAAATAAGAGGGAAGGCTATTTGTCTATTATAAGTTATGGATTTTTTCGAAGAACTTTTACAGAGCTTTAGCAAGGTTCACGATCGCCCTTTAAGTCTACTTGAAGGCAAAAACGATCCTCCTGATCCTAGTAGAATTGCGGATGCGTCTAGTAAAATTATTCAATCTGGCATAGGTGTTACAAGTAACGCCCTTACGATACCGGGCTTTGTCGGTGGTCAACCTCAAAATATAAATATAAATTACACGCCTGAAACGGGTAATCTATCGGTTCATAACAGGGGGTTAGTTAAGTGGCAACCTGGGGCTCAAATAAGTCCTAGTGATCCTCAGCAATTCAAAAGAGCGATTACATTCTTGTTAGGCCCAGAACCAGAGCGTGAGAAGACGGATCAAGAGAAAGAAGAAGATGAAATAGCAGAAGTCGCAGGTCGGGGTATCGCTCCTGGTGAAACTATTTCACAGACAGGAAACTTCTCTGACGAAGCAGGCCGCACGGCAACCGAAGCTGTATTCAGGAGGATGTCCAGCTTTATCAACAAAGCTTTTGAAAACTTAGGCATACCTCGAAACGATGCTTTCAAATCTGTATTCTTTGGAGCTAGAAATGAATCTCTGGAGAAGAGGCTGAGTGAGAGTGATAGATATTTGGTTTACGATGAGGATATTGGAGGGTATGTTTTTCAAAGGGACGAAGCTCTGGATGATGCTCAAATTGTAGGCATCTCTGAAACTCTTGAGAATATGATGAAGTCCTTAGCTGAGGGGACATGCCCAGAAGGATCTCAGGCTTTCACAAAAAATATCAGAAAGACCAAGCGAGGAGAGGTTGTATTCTCCCCTTACGCGGAGGCATCCATGAATGAAGCCTTAGTCTTTACGGATGATAAAGGTTCGTTAAAAAATTTCATAGACGAGGCTTTTAAGAAGTGTGGTGAAGAGGATGGCATCCCTACAATAAACATTGTCACTGATGATGTTGGTGGGAAGTCTGATAACAATACTCTTGGGACAGGCATGGAATCCTTCCAAAAGGTTGCGGCCCTTATCCTGAAGAAGCAGGAGATGAAGAAGAACGGTATTGAGCCTCCAGCAGAGTTGAGCCAGGAGATCAATCAAACTTCTAGAATGCTCATCGAAAAGATGAAAAAACTTAGTGACAACGCTAGGAAAGCTTTTATTATTCAGAAGTTAGCAGGTATTTCACCGGAAGATAGTGAAATCCTAGACGATCTTAAAGAGTTGTTAGATAACGACGGTGAGTTATACAAGAAGATGCTTGATAACTCTCTTGCGATTGTTAAAGAGAGACGACCAGATTTTGTTACTGAGTCGGGCCAAGAAACAATGCATGGAAATAGGCAGGATATCCGAGAGTATTACTCGACTCCTGAGAAAGCAAGAGAAGCATTGGAAAAAGTGGGGTTAGATCCTGACAACTTTAAGATGTTAACCCTGGATGAGATGGTCGAAAATGGACATATGACTCCTAGGGAGCGTGAGGCTGCAATCCAGACGGGGCTTGCGGAGAGTGGCCAAGATCCGGTTGCGGTATGTAAGACAAGCATGAAGGTTTACAAATCTCTCAAGCATGTAACTCTAGGGACAGGCACTCAAGTATCCTACAACAGTATGATGAGTGAGGCGTTAAGTGGTGATGACGCTGGGCCTCACAATGATTTAATAAATGTAATGCTTGACGACCTCCAGATTCCGGCTGGTGAGAGAGAAGCAGCGTGGCAAGCAATGCAGGAATACAACCAGGGTATGGTTGGTATTGAAGATGTAGTTGATGGTATTCCTGAGAAGGCTAATATTGCTACAGCAAAGGGTAAGCTTAATTTAAGAAGTGGCAACTTATTCATTGAGGTTCTTCAAAAAGATTTAAATGATAATAAAACATACGGTGAACTGACAAGAGGTGACATAGGCTACCTTAAAGACAGATACTCTTACATTGCTGAGAAGCTCAACGAAAGTTATGACACACAAGCTCTATACTCCAGACTTCAAAAAGAAGTCTCGGTGATGTTAACCTACCGTAAAGCTGAAAATGATTTAGATTCTGGTGATCCCGTCAGAGTTCAAAATGCGGAGAGGTGGTTAGCTGCTAAGATGTATCACTCAGGTGGATCTAACGATCCAACCCTTAATGAGACAGCGAGAGGCTGGAAGAGCGGTGAGACTTATAACTACTCTAGAAATGATGTGCTTAGGAGTATTGTTAGGGGTGATAAAGGGTGGCGATTAGACAGGGATGGCACTAGAAAAAGCTCAAACTTCCTTAGGGGTAACATTTCTTACGTTACTGATGAAGGCCCAGACTCTAAAACTAAAGCAAGAGTAAGCACCAATGCCACTGTCGGTGCAAATAGGGCTAAGAAGGGTAAGAAAGTGACAACAGTTTCTACAGTAAATGAATGTGGCATCAATGGTCCTGCACAACAAATGATGAGTAAGTCTCCTGAAGTGACAACAGATCAAACAATTGTAAGGGCACTAGGTAGTCTGCAAGAAGCTTTACGCATCATCCAAGAAAAAGTAAGAGTCATCGACACACATTAAATCACACAGTCGAAACATTGCTACCTCTATATCACCTGAGAGTCCTTGAAACTTTGGACCTTTGACTGGAAGGGTAAGATCGTTCGTTATAGTCACAGGCTCCTTTCGATTTTGCCCGATAAACAGAAGAAACTTTCTCGAAGACTTTTTGGAATCTCGATGAGCTTGAGCTATCATTTTTGAAATTGTTGATTTCGGATTCAATAAATCACTTACTTGTTCTTCATTGTATCCTTTCTTACATTCAATAATGAACTTAAACTTTTCTGGGGTAATTAAGTCTCCATATACTTTTAAGTATTCAGGTAATGTGTGAGTTGTAGCAAAAGCTCCAGACCCAGGTGTACGGCAGAACTCTTTAGTATTGAACCTGTCGTTGAGTGTCTTGGCAATCTTGTTTTCGAACCTGTTACCCTTCGCTCTAGAGTTTATCTTTTTCTTCTTTCTCAACGGCGACACATCAAAATCATCTTTCATATTTCATCCCTTAGACTATAATAGCTCCATGGATAAAGTATCACTGTCGTTAGAGGGTACCAAATTTAAATTAGTTGAGAGGAGTAGAGGACGTATGAAGATTCAAGTTAAGTTTTCCAAGGAAGAAGCCGAAGGCTTCAAGAACTTTTGCAAGCTGAAGCCACCAGAGCTTGAAGATGAAATCTTTTACAAGCAGATCTTTTTTGCTGGTTGTAATGTGATGACGGAACAAATTCAATCTCTTGTTAAAGCCCATAAGGAAGCGCAAGACGAAGACCCTGAACTTCAAAAGGAAGACGATCAGAAAGATGAGCAAACAGAAGAATAACTTTAAATCGACTAATATTTACAACTCTAAGCACTTAGAGTCCGTGGTTACCTCCAACATTGAGGGTAAGCAAAACTCCTATTACTTGATTACTAACACTTGGGATGATGTCTGTAGTTATTTCAATGATAATTTACCAAGTGATGGGACCACCGATTTAAACGTCATTGATATTTTCAATGTGCCTAATGCACTTGATGTTATTAGGACGGCCATTAAATCTCACAGAGAGACAATTTCAACTTCATGTCTCTCCAAGTATGATCAACTTCCAATGTTGATTGTGATTCACAAATCCTTCCCCCGCGTCGTAACTTACAACGGTTCCGTGGGTGCAGAGATTGGGATCTAGATTGAGCTTGGATTCTTCGGGATGCCTGTCTTATGGCACCTGTAGGATTCAAGCTTTTCGTTATACCTTTTGTTTTTAGAGTATAGCAATCGCAAGTTGTTCAGAATCACTGTAGTGAAGTAGTTGAACGCCTGCCCAGATTCCCTGTTGAAGTTCTTCAGCACTTTGAGTATAAGTAGGAAGCACTCTTGCTTGGCCTCTTCATGATCTACGTTAAATTTAAACGATAGCATGAGCCTGCTAATGAGAGTGTCGAACATTCCAAAGAGTTCATCCTCTTGTGATCTATCACCAGATTTGAACTCTTGAATCAACATCTCAAATCTTTTGTTGTCAATATAGTAGCTCATTTACCTATCATAGTCTTATGCCGCAACTAAGTTTCAAGGGTGACCACCCTAAGTGTGAGGGATGTCCTGCTTTAAGGATGAATCTCCCCACTCATACCATTCTGGATTATGAGTATCAGGAGGCCCCAGTGGACATCCTATTCATCTCGGATTCTGCTAAGATGTTTGAGGGTGAGTTCACTGCTTTCCGACCGCAAGAGTACAATATTATTCAGCGCGAGCTTGCTAGGTTCTCTCAGGATTGGAAAGTGGGCTACACTACGGCTGTGAAGTGTCCCAATATCACCTCTGAAAATCTGAGCACTGGTATTAAAAAATCATGTAAGATTCACTTGCATGACACCATCGACCACTACAAGCCCAGACTTGTATTTGCTTGTGGCAAGGTCGCGACCACTCTCCTGTATGGTAAGGCGAGGGAGGAGAGTAAGATTCGAGGTAAAGTGGATACCTTGATCACTGAGGGTGGGACAGAGTTCCAGGTAGTGCCTATTATTCACCCGTTCCAGGTCGTAGCAGAGCCTAAGAACGCCTATCTTTTCCGAACCGACCTGGAGAACGCTCTAAATAATGAGCTTTTAGGGAAGGCCACAGACGCTCAGGTAGATCACACTCTTGCCATGAGTATTGGTGAGTTAGACGAGGTAAAGGGTGAGTTTATTGATACTGAGATGGACATCGCTGTGGATATTGAAACCACGGGTCTTAATTTCCTAGAGGATACGATTCACACGGTTTCGATGACACTTGTCAATCGCGATAGTGGTGAGCTTGGTAGGACACTGGTGCTACCTATCGATCACAAAGAGGCCAAGCTAGGCTACAAGGTAAAGGGCGCGTTCATGCAGTTCATCTGTCAGGCTATGGCGAACAGAAAGAATAGGAAGGTCTTGCAAAACGCTGGCTTCGATCTTAAGTTCTTGAAGCGGTATGGCGTCGAGGATGTGTATAATGTCTACGATACAAAGCTGCTGCAACACCTCTATAAAGAAGATGTTCCTAAGTCGCTCGCTGACCTTGTCTACTACTACTTCCCAGAAGAAAAGTTCTAATGCTCACAGTTGAAGGTAAGAAGTTCGATTGGAAAAACATTCCTCTCATTCAGTGTGTCGAGGGCAACGCTAAAGATACGTATGCCACTGCAAAGGTATACGCGAAGCTACTCGAAGAGGTTCGGCAAAAGAAGCTAGAGAAGCTCTACGACAAGCTTATCGCACCTCTTACTATTGCCTTTCGCGACATGGAGTTCGAGGGCTTGCTCATCGATGAGGCTAAGATGAACGAGTTAGACCAGCAGCTTCAAGAAAAGATTAAGTTAGCGGATATTGCATTACGTGCTGCCGCTGGGCTGGATGAGGATGCCAACCTTAACTCTACCAATCAACTTGTTAATATTATCTACTCATTTGAGAAAAACGATGAGGGTGAGTGGGTTCAGGTTGACAATTTTGGTCTCGGGCTTTATCCTTTCGAGTTCACTAAGAAGGGTGCTCCCTCCACTAACGAAGAGACACTGACTAAGGTGAAGGCCATGGTCGAAGAAGAATTCACAGCAAGAGGATTGAAGGTTGAATAACGAAGAAGTAAACATTGCTAAGGCAGTCCTAAATAACATGACGGACGATCAGTTGAAGGCTGCTAAGAAGTTCTTTGATCGCTTCTCGGAGTACAAGAAGTTGACCAAGTTGCACTCCGTATACATCGAGGGTGCTCGTACTGCGCTTAGTAACACTGGCAACAGTCGAATGTATGTGAAGTATAACATCGACGGTACTGTCACTGGTCGCATCTCTAACTCAGGTGCCAACGTAGGCAGGAAGAAGACCGACAAGATTGGTGTGTCCTTTCACACCTTGCCTCGCGAGTCTCTCGATGTAAACATCCGCGATTACGTGGTAGCCCCAGAGGGTCACGACTTCATTACGATCGACATGAAAGCGATGGAACTACGAGTTCTCGCTCACGTTGCTAATGAGGAGAATATGATTCACGCTTTTAAATCTGGCGTGGACCTACACAGTTATTCTGCTGGACTCACCTTCAACAAAGACCCAAAGGATGTAAGTAAGCTAGAACGGCAGATCGCGAAGGAAGTTAGCTTCTTGACGGTGTATGGAGGAACTGCATATACTCTTGCATCGAAGCGTAACATTCCTGAAGATCGTGCTGAAGAAATTATCAACAGTTGGCTAGCGGCTTTCCCAGGTGTGGGTCGATACATGAATACTATTGATGAGTATATTAAGCAGTTTGGATATGCTAAGACCATCTTTGGACGTTACCGTCACCTTCCTAATGTTCGGTCTCCCTTTAAGGGAGTTCGCCGAGAGGCATTTCGGCAGGGTCTGAACTTTACGATTCAATCTGCGGCTAGTGATATTCTACTCTGTGGCATGTTGGGCGTTA